CTTGGTAAACACACCACACTATTCGAATTGGTTAAAAAATAATGGCGCGAAATAAGTACTTTAACTTCTTCAACGACGAGGCTGAACAAAAACTAATCGAGGACCTAGTCGTCGAGTCGATTGAGATTTATGCCCATGATATGTGGTATCTACCAAGAACTGGTGTCAACAAGACCGACATTCTCAATGAATACCAATACAACAAGTTCACTCAGGCTATCGACGTCGAGATGTACATCAAGAACGTGTCAGCTTTTGAAGGTGATGGTCAGTTCCTGGGTAAGTTCAACATCGAAATTCGAGACCAGATAACTCTAACGATGTCTATTCGTTCGTTCAAACGTTACATCGAACCAGTTACGAATGAGAAGAGACCTCTTGAAGGCGACTGCATCTATGTTCCAATGCTCAAGGCTCTCTACCAGGTCAAGTACGTTGACAACGCTAATGTCTACTATTCACTTGGTGCACTACAGATGATGGACATCACATGCGAATTGATGGAAGTCTCAGGTGAAGAATTCACTACTGGGATAACAGAAATCGACAGCGTCTATAATACCTATGACAACAATCCTTTAGAAGCTGCACTGACTACAGAGTCTGGTGAATACGTCACAACAGAAGATGGTGTCAATATCATCTCTGACGAGTATGATCCAGAGGACATCTCTGACAAACCATTCGCTAATAACATTCCCTTCCAAACAGAAGGTGATGCTGTTCTAGACTTTTCTGAGACATCACCATTTGGAGAAAACTTCTAATGCATTTTTATGGCGGATATCTCAAAAAGGCAATCGCGATCTTCGGTTCTCGCTTCAACGACATCTACATCACGAGAGTTGATGAAAGTGGCGACACGCAACAACTCGTTAAGGTTCCTATTTCCTACGCACCAAAAGGAAAGTTCATCGCTCGTATCCAAGGGGATCGCGAAGGTAAACGTGACGTAGCAATCAGACTACCACAGATTAGCTTCGAAATAACAGGAATCGAACGCGATTCTACCGCTCGTTCTCTCCTTCCTATGAATAAGATCACAGCTCCAGGATTCAACAACTTTGTTGGAACTCCATACGACCTTACGATCGAACTCAACGTGATGACGAAGACAATGGAAGATGGTCTCAAAATCATCGAGCAGATTCTTCCATTCTACAATCCAAGAGCGACTGTCAAAGCTGCTCTAATAGATGACATCAACGAAGTGTTTGATATCCCTATTACACTTACCACGACGGCGATGACAGACACCTACGAGAATGACTTTCTTACGCGTAGAGCTATCATTTGGACTCTTACATTCCAAATGAAGACATTCTTCTTTGGTCCAACAGGTCCTTCTAAGGTGATTAAATTCACAACTGCAAACATCTTCTCAAATCCAGAGATGACAGCTAAGTTTGAGAAGATCACCGTTCAACCAGGATTGACTGCAAACGGCCAACCAACAACTAAATTGAGTGAAACAATAAATTACTTAAATATTAATGAAGATGACCCATACGGGTTTATCGTGATTAAAACGGATGAATTTGATGAGTGACGATCCACTTTTTAACAAGCTAGGAGTTTCCCAACTCCCAACCAAAACTATAGAACTCATAACGGTTGACAAGTCAGTTGGGGAAGGACTCGAGGACGACCTCGATGAAGTCCGCTCTAACATTCGTTCACTAATTGAGAAAGGTGAAGGAGCTTTTGAAGACCTCCTAAGTCTATCATCTCAATCACAGGATCCAAAAGCTTACAGAGAAGCCTCAACCCTTCTCAAAGTGCTTCTAGATGCCAACTCAAAACTGATTGATAATGCATTAGCGCGTAAAGAAATTATGCATGATGACCAGAAAATTTCTAATCCTAGGATTACGAATAACAATCTTTTTGTTGGATCAACTCAAGAAGCTATTGAGATGATGAGAAACAAGAAGAAAAATAATGGCCAAACTGACTGATCGCTATAATAACAATCCATTCCTACCAAAAGCTGGTACGACAAAAGAGTTCACAGAAGAAGAATTACAGGAACTAGTCAAGTGTGAGGATGATCCAATTTACTTCGCTGAGAAGTATTTCAAGATCGTATCTGTTGACAAGGGCGTCATCCCGTTTCTTCTCTACGATTTCCAGAAAGAAGCTGTAGAAAAGTTTCTTGTCAATAGAAACTTGTTTCTCCTTCAGTCCAGACAATCGGGTAAAACATCCACCGCGACTGTTCTCCTGCTGCACTATGCACTCTTCAACCCTATGAAGACAATTGGTATCCTCGCTAACAAGGCGGCCACCTCAAGAGAAATTCTAAATCGTATCAAGCGAGCCTATGAGTTCCTGCCAGACTTCCTAAAAGGTGGTGTCAAGGAGTGGAACAAATCACGAGTTGAGTTCGAGAACGGTTCTCTCATGATGGCCGAAGCCTCATCATCAGACGCTATCCGTGGACAGTCACTTTCATTGCTCTACATCGATGAGCACGCGTTCGTTGACGGATGGGAAGAGTTCTCATCATCAGTTCTACCAACGCTTTCATCAGGTAATTCTACTAAGATGATTTTTAGCACCACACCAAATGGTCTAAACCATTCATATTACTACGTTGAAGGCGCAAGAAACAAGACAAACGACTTCGCTCTCGTTGAAGTTCCTTGGTTTAAGGTTCCTGGTCGTGATGACAAATGGAAAGAAAAGACACTCTCTGACTTGAACCATGACATGCTAAAGTTTGAGCAGGAGTTCGAACTCGAATTCATCGGTTCATCTGGTACACTCATCTCCGGCGCCGCACTTAAGCAACTATTTCCTGAAGATCCGATCATGCGTGATCCTCACATCAAACAATATAAGAATCCGATCCGCGGACACCAGTACATCCTCACTGCTGACGTCTCGCGCGGTAAGGGACTGGACTATTCAACGTTTTCGATCGTTGACATAAGCACGACACCTTATGAACAAGTTTGTACGTATCGAAACAATATGATTCTGCCAACGGATTATGGTGAAATTGTAAGACGATTTGGTCTTCTCTACAATGATGCGGCGCTCCTAATCGAAATCAACGACCTCGGTTCTCAAGTCGCAGACATCTGCTTTGAATACGAAGCAAATATGATCTTCGTAGAATCGAGAGGACGAGCTGGCAAGCAGGTTTCCTTCTCAGCACGAGCAGATCGCGGCATGAGAACCACACAAAATTCCAAGATGGAAGGTTGTATGATGCTCAAAATCCTTGTCGAACAGAAGAAACTACTTATCAGAGACGCATACACGATCGCTGAGTTAAACACTTTCTCTCAAGCAGGCAACTCTTACGAAGCGGAAAAAGGTAAGCATGACGACATGGTCATGACACTCGTTCTCTTCGCGTGGCTATCTGGTCAGGGGTATCTTGATCAATTGAATGATGGTGATCTAATGAAAGAATTGAGAGAGGTCTCCGACGGCGATTTCCGTGAAGACCTTCTCCCATTCGGTGTCATTGCAGATGGCTTAGACGATGAGTTCGCCGATATCGTCTACATGACTCATGATGATTGGTAATTCTTGAACCAGCATAGAAAACCGAAGCCGTTTTTCCAAGAGGTAACTGAATAGAAATCATAAATTTTTTCGATTTCTTCAGAGAGACTATCAGTTGATTCAAGACTTTGAAAAATTGAGACCATTGACTCTTCATTGACTGTTGGCTCAATTTTGATTGCATTCAAGAGAATGAGATTGACAAACCATGCCAATCCCATCATTATAACAATGTAATATTCTATTGCCATTGTAATCCCCTTATGCGGTTTTAAAGATTACCTGTGCATACTCGAGGGAGCACTTGAACTTCTTTCCGTCCTTCACGTATTTCACAGGGAATTTTGGAGCGCGGAAATCGAAGGTGACCATCCGTTCTCCATTCCGACCAGTCTGCTGAAGCGCGTACCTGTCGCACATGTAAGCCAGGTTAGACTGGTCAGCCATTTCAGAAAGAGTTACCTTTCCTTTGATTTTTGCAGTGATCTTAATTTGGACTTCAGCATCAGAGAACCTCATGTTCCCAATATCGAAATTTACGTTCTGTTCCATGCCATATTTTGCAAGAATTTCATTGAGTTCTTTACGCATTGTGCCGAGGTTCTGTTTGTTGAAGTTTTCCATTTGAGGTACTCCGTTTGGTTGAATATGATATAATATACACTAGATTACAAACGGTGTAAACAGTTATTTTCATTTTAGAGCATTTTACTTTCGTTCAACATTTTAAGCGAAAGTTCGTACAATTCCACTTTCGATTCTTGGCAAGCTTGGATAAGAAAGTCGGTGTCGATGCAATCATGTTTCACGCGATCAACCTCATATTTTTCTTCATTAAATCTCGATTCAGTGAACGCAAACAAAACTAGTTCTGAGCAAGCCTCTTTTGCTTCCTCAGAAATGTCATCTGCGAAGAAATATTCGTGCAATAATTCTTCATTCATGAGATGTCCTCCTGTTAAAAGTGATTCCATTATAATTGTAACATCACTCATCTTAGATGTAAACTGTTATTTTGCGCAAAAAATAAAGCTCTCAGTTTTCACTGAGAGCTTTAGAGGATGTTTTGAGAAGTCTTTAAGACTTTTCCGTCTCTTTGACCGCCTTGCCGGCGCCGTGTTCAGGTTCTACATCCTTGCCGAAGATATCGATTGCTCGTTCTTCATTGCACTTCCAATCGCTGCCATCTGCAGTCTTATAAGTGAAAGGCATCTTCCAGCGCCGTGAGTCGTAGCCAGTAAGCTTTTCGCCGTTCTTACCGGTCTTGCTGAGCTCTAGCTTCGCAATTACCGTGTTGAGAACGTTCGTGCTTGATTCCTTGTTGAGAGGAACTACGCCGGAAATCCGAGCTGATCCCTTGAACTTGACGTCCGTTGGGTTCATGCCGGTGAAGTTGATATTGAAATCTACCCCATGTTCATCCGAAAGCTTCTTGAAGAAGTCATTCATTTCAGTCTGTAGTGCATTGACTGTGTCTTCGTCGAAAGTTGTAATCTTTGTCATTTTTTTCTCCGTGTTTTTGTTTTGTTGTTTGTTTTCTTTTCACTAGATTTTGTTTAGACGTTATCAACTTACAATTAGATATTACCATAAATTGATGGAGATGTAAACAGTTATTTTAGCAAATTTTGCATTTAATTTCTCTAAGCACGGATTGTGATAAATAATTAAAAAATAGAATACAAAAGAAGGAATGATAAATATGGCTTTCGCATTATCACCAAGCGTAACGGTTAAAGAGATTGACCTAACTGGGATCGTGCCAGCTGTAGACAGCACAACTGCTGCTATTGCCGGTGTTTTCCCATGGGGTCCAGTTGATGACCGTGAACTCGTTTCATCAGAGAATGAACTAACATTCCGTTTTGGTAAACCAACAGACGACAATTACGAGACATTCTACTCAGCCTCAAATTTCCTTTCATATTCTAATAAGCTTTACGTAACCCGTGCTGCTGACGATGGTGCTAAGAACGCCGCTGGTGCTAATACAACTATCGTCGCTCAGCCGCTTATTAAAAATAAGGTCGACTACGAAATCAAGGCGTCAACCCTTGACGTAAACGCTATCTTCCCAGCTAAATGGCCAGGTGCTATTGGTAACTCACTTAAGGTCGCTGTCTGCGCATCTGCAAACGCCTTCGCTGAAACACTTTCTATTTCTACAGCTAATACAACTCTTGCAGTCGCGTTCGCAGTTAACACAAAGTCAGCTTCTGTAACTGTAACTGCTCCATCTGAAGAACTTGCTCAGACAGCCGTAGCTGCTCTAAGTGCAAAGCTCAACGTTGGTGACCTTGTAACAGCCGGTAACTCAGCTATTGGTGTTCAACAGCTTAAGGTTTCTACAATCAGTGGTGTAACATCAAACACAGCAGCTAAAACCGCTACATTCACAATCACAACAGAACAGCCTTACCATTTAGCTTCAAACGTGATTCAGACCGCTCTTAAGCGTGCATGGGAATATTCTGGTCTAGTAGATGGTGCTCCAGCAACTTCTTCATTCACCGCAAAGCGCGGTGGTTCAAAAGACGAACTTCACATTGTAGTTATTGACAAGCTTGGTAAATTCAGCGGTACCCCAGGTACTCCTCTTGAAGTTTGGGCAAAAGTATCACGTGCTAAAGACGCACTTGGTGAACAAGGTGGTTCTATCTATTTCAAGAACGTTCTAAACCAGTCATCTTCATACATCTGGTACGGTAACGCTCTTCCAGGTGTTACAGAAGACGTAGCTACTGCAATCACTCCAATTTCAGTTGCTCCATTCGGTTACAGCTTCTCAGGTGGTGCTGACACACTTTCTGAAAATGCGATTACACTTGGTGATCTTGCTCGCGCATACGACCAATACAAATCTTCAGAAGCTGTAGACGTTTCAATTATCATCACTGGTAAGTCAATTGGTGGTGCAAATGGTGAAGGTCTAGGTAACTACATCATCGACAACATTGCAGAAACTCGTAAGGATTGCGTTGTAGTTATCTCTCCAGCACTCAATGACGTTGTAAACAACCCATACCAAGAAGCAGAAGCTATCGTTGAGTTCCGTGACTCACTACGTTCAACTTCATACGCTATCCTTGACTCAGGTTACAAGTACCAGTACGATCGTTATAACGACAAGTTCCGTTGGATCCCACTCAATGCTGACGTCGCTGGTTGTATGGCTCGTACAGACTTCGATCGCGATCCTTGGTGGTCACCAGCTGGCTTCCAGAGAGGCAATATCAAGAACGTTGTAAAGCTTGCTTACAATCCAGATCGCGCAGACCGTGACCTTATCTACAAGAGCGGTATTAACCCAGTTGTTTCTTTCCCAGGTTCTGGCGTTATCCTCTACGGTGATAAGACACTTCTTGCTAACCCAAGTGCATTCGATCGTATCAACGTTCGTAGACTCTTCATCACTCTTGAGAAATCAATTGCGATTGCAGCCAAAACAACTCTATTCGAGTTCAATGATGCATTCACAAGAGCTCAGTTCCGTAACATGATCCAGCCTTACCTACGTGACGTAAAAGGTCGCCGTGGTATCACAGACTTCAAGGTTGTTTGCGACGACACAAACAACACAGGCGAAGTTATCGATCGTAACGAGTTCATTGGTGATATCTACATCAAGCCTGCTAGAGCGGTAAACTATATCACTCTTCAGTTTGTGGCAGTACGAACAGATGTTATGTTCGACGAAGTGGTTGGCAGTTTCTAAAAATAATTAGAAATTTAAGACAAAATTAGGGCTTTCGAGCCCTATTTTTATAAATAGCTTATATGAAACCAATTGGAACGAATAAATGCTATTATCAAAATTTGTTTACACTAAAATTGCACCAAATAATTATCATCATTTTAAAAATTTAGGATATGACATCTCTTCTACTGGCGGCAGGGGCGGAAAGAATACTGGGCAGAGAATCAAAGTTTCAACTAACCATCTTAAACCAAATTCTAATTTAAAAGTTTCATGTCGATGTGATAAATGCGGTAAAAAATATGTTATCAAATATTCTAAAAATCAATACATTTGTACAAAATGCACAGTTAGAAAAGTGCCAATAACTATTAAAAAGAAAACTAACGATGTCCCTATTGATTTTATTAAAAATGCTAATTCAATGATTAAGATGAGATTATGTGAATTTTATAATGTTTCACCTTCTAAAATTGACAGATGGTTAAGATTGTGCAACACCGTCAGTGCTGTAAAATATGATAAAAAATTAATCATAGAAAAATCTCTAGAGTTAATTAAATTAAGATACACTAACAGTAAAATTGCTAAAGAATTAAATGTTCCTAAACATGTTGTTCATCAGCATCTTGCCAGCGCTAATATTAAAAATACAAATTTTTTAAGTACGACTAAAACTGAATTTAAAAAATATGCGGGAAAAGTACATCATGAAACTTCAAAAGTTTACCGTGAAAACAAACACATAATTAATCCAAACGATCATCCCAGAGGTCGTTGTGGCACTCCGGGCGCATACCAATTAGATCATATCATCTCAATTAAAACGTGCTTCAGTGAGAATTGGCCAATAGAAAAGGTAGCAGCCATAGAAAACCTACAGATGCTACCTTGGAAAGACAACCGAGATAAGTGGTAATCAACCTCTAGGACCTACTATTTTTGACAACGGGTTGTTGTAGAACTCATCAAGGATTGCTTGACGAGCATCAAATATTCTCTTAGTTGAGTCATTGTGCTCTTTTAGAGTTCTGTTACTAGCGCTGGCAAAAACTGCATCGCGATAGTCGTCCAACAGTTCATGAATTGTTTTCATTTTTTCTTTCCTCCATTGCCGTTTCCACCGGAATTTCCGTTACCATTTCCACCGGAGTTACCTGGATTATCGCCGGCTCCATGATTGCCAGAGCCCTGTCCTGGATTAGAAGGATCAGTATGACCTTCATCATTTCCGTGTCCATTGTCATCATGTGGATTAGATTGATTGCCCGGAGTAGAACCGCCATCGCCAGGATTATCTGTTCCTGGAGTCGTGCCACCGCCGCCTGGGTTATCGGTGCCAGGTGTGGAACCGACATCACCAGGATTTGAAGGTCCAGATGGATTCGATGTACCACCACCACCACCTGATGGCTGCGAGCTAGTGTCGTTCGAAGCAGATTCAGACTTATTAGTTGAACCAGCATCATGAGACTCAGAAGCACCTGAAGGACTCGAATCACTTGAATCACTTGATGCCACTGAACCAGATGAAGCGGCCGTACCAGACGATACAGAAGATGATTTACCTTTCGCCGTATCTGAACGAGTTGCATTACTGCCTTGATGACTGTATCCGCCAGGCTGGTAATAATTGCAACCAAACCACGTTCGATGTGATGGGGCCGGACACGACGCACTAGCTGCTAACGCTGATGTTGACATCATTAACAACGCAATTACTGTAAGAGTTTTACACATAACAAATTCTCCTTTTTTATTTTTTCTTTTCGTACGAATGTCTGATCCTCGCGGGCACGACTATGGTGTAGTTGCATACATCGCAGCACCGACCGTCATTAATTGGTTGCGAACTGTTGCCCTTGTTGTATCCTCCTTCGAGGACGGGTATAGGTTTTCCGCAAATTGAACAGTTTAATGGTTCAGTTTTCTTCTCCATCACCCTCTCCCAGTGCCTCGTCGATGACCTTCAGGATGTCCTCGCAGTTGAAATTATGGGTCCAACTATGAGAGTCAATGAACTCACGAGCTTTCTTCAGCACGACATCGACTGATTCGTGTGCGATCATCTTGAGTTCGCTGTCAACGTCACGAACAGCTTCTATTCGTGCTAATTCATAAGGATCCATCACTCAACTCCTATTGCTGCATCTACGATTTCACGGATCCTATGACCCAAAGGAAGCTTAGGATTAGGAATTTCTTCCTGGATTTTCTTCAAAGCATTCTGCAATGCTTCGATTGCAAAAGCAGCGTTATCCATACGTGCGGCAACTGCATCGAAATCGACTTTGTCGTCGTAATCACGAGGAAAGTCGGATCGTAATTGATCAATTTCCCATTGATATTTCATCACTTTATCTCCAAACTGATTTCTACAACTTCTAATTGGCCGACAAAAGCGTTGGAAGGAGTCTCGAAACCGGCGTTGTACCACCCAGTGTCATTGATTGCTGCCAACTCTGCAATCTTGCGATCGACAACAAGCCAAAGAGGGTTATAATCAGATGTGTCAAGTCGGTGCTCAATGCTGGTACAGAAGTCACCTTCATTGGCACTCACATAAACACGCATCAATTCGCCAGTTTTCTTGTTCTTCAATCCGAAAAGCTTCATGATCAAGATCTCCATTGCTTTGTTTATGTTTATTATACACAAAATTACAACGAATGTAAACGGTTATTTTCGGGAAACTGAAAATAACCGCTTTTAATCCTTAGCCAACCGAGGCTCTCCAATCGAAGCCATTCCGCTCCAGGATGCTCAAAGGAGTTTCACCTCCATCGAGAGCCGAGAAGTAGGACTCAACATCAATGTTCTTGATTAGGAACTTTGTGAAGTCTGACCGCTTTACACCGCGGGAGTACTTGA